CACTTGTAGGTTGATTAAATCACTCCTACGATACATCTTCTTACCACCAACTGAATCTCCTGAAGAGCGAGTCTCTGAACTGGTTTGTCGCATAGCCTTCTGGCGTTTAGCTTTTTCTGATTTATTAACTTCTTGTGTCTTGCCAATCATGGCTATTTGTTTCCAAGTCCCTAATAATTCATCTGCAGCGCTAAAATCGTAGTCTTTATCGGCTTTACGGAACAGCTCGGTACGAATACCACTATCTCCTATCCACTTTTGAAAGTCATTATTACCAATAACATCCATGAAATCAGGATGCGTTGATTCTAACTGTGTTAAGTTAGCTTTTTTAGCTGACATAACATTACCTTCTCTAGCTTTCACAATCTCAGGATGATTCTCTATCGCTGAATTAACTGCCTTAGCAGGGTCATCGTAGAAATTATCCTCAAAACTGACAGCTTCTTCAACTGGTTCAGTAGCTTGACTCGCTTGTGATTGGGACATAAGTTGTTCGATTAGCTGTCGCTGCTCTCCCACTGTCTGACCCTGTGAACCTAATACCTTCTCAGCATTTTGGTGCATATCAATCACTTCTTCTAATGTTTTCCCAGCATACTTCTCAGGAGCTTCGTAAGTGGATTCAACTGGAGTTTCCTCTACCTGAACTGCTTCTACTACTTCCTGAGTTTCTGTTACCTGTTCTACTACACCTTCAGGTGCGCTATCTACTACTATACTCATTGCTTTATTCTCCGCCCCTAAGGGTTATGAAGTTATTTTATAGTGGCTCTAGTTATCTAGGTTATCCACCGCTAGTTTAGTTGCGCTTTCTAAGCTTAATAATAAGCCTAGCTGTTGCAACTGACCCTTAGCATGCCAAAGGTCTTTTTCCGTGGTTATAGTGTCGACATCTCGTACAACTATTTCCATGTTCTTTAATTCTTCTATTAAGTCTACCCACCCAGCAGTCTCAAATAAGTCTAATCTATCTTTTAAAAACTCTTCGTCTGTCTTCATTGATACATTGTTTCAATATTAGTCTTAGCATTAGTAGCTCTGGCGTTTGCCATATTCAATGCAGTCTCAGACCTTAAGTGGTCTACTTCTGGTACGTTTCTAGCAGTCTCAGAGTTCTTATTATGAATATCAGCCTTAGTTTTCTCAAGACCCATCTGCTTCTCTTGAAGTTTAAGAGCTTTTTCTTGGTACTTAAGTTCATTCGGTGCTAATTCTTGTGCTTCAGCATACCACTTAGCAGCTTTAGCTCTTTCTTCCTCAGCCATAGCTTGAGTCTTCTGAATATCTGCTTGTGCTTGCTGCATCTGTAACTGCATGTGAGCTTGTTCCATCTGTTGAGCTTCAGGATTAGGTTGATTACCTTGTTGTAACTGCTGAACAATCTGGTCACGGTTGTGAATAGAAGAGTTCTGCATCATTGACAATAGTATTACGTTGAAAGCAGGTGAATCTTTAGGGATAGCCTGTAACATCTGAACCATCTGAGTCATCTCTAGCTCTTTAGCCATAATACCCATAGTTGAATACGGAACAAACTTGTAGTCAGTAACAGGATAACGGTCAACATCAAACTGTATCTTTCTCCACATTGATTTATTAATCATTGGGATTAAGAAAGTGTTCTGGAAGTTCATTAAGGTACGCTTCTGTCTCTTGATTGCAGCAGATTGAGCCATTGACATACCTGAAGAGGTAGCACCAGCGGCGCTTCCTGCATCAGCAGAGCCAGTTCCCATCTGAATCATATTTTGAAGTGAGGCAACCTGAGTAAATGTAGATTGGTCTGTGGTTCCCAAGTCCAATGGCATAATAGCATCGCGTGGGTTACCATTCGTTAGTACAGTCTTACCAGGTCTTACCTCAAACTTTACACCTCTAGGCAATCTAGTAGCGTCAGCTGCCATCATAGGAGTGGTTGTTAGGGCGAGTGAGTCAATCCTTGCTCTCATCTCAGCGTCAAGTGCTTTTTGAGGGTTGTATCCCTTTTCACATACACCCCTGCCCCAGAATTTATTAGGAACTATATCGTGTTGGTAACTAATGAAAGGTCTATCTACCATCATAAAGGCATTTTCTTCAGCCCTTAGAATAAACTCATCATTAACAATAGTTACTACAGCTTCAACTAGCTCATCTTTCTTAGTATATTCAAAGTCATCTTTATCAGTAGTAGCTTTTAAGAACCTCTTAGGAACTAAGCCCCAATACTCGGTAATCTTAACAGAATCACTTTCATCAGCTTGTTTGGTCTCAGAATCGTAGCCAAAGCGTACAATATCATAATCACCATCAAGGGGAACGTCACGATAAATGCCAGACTTAATACCATCAACAACATGATACCTTGGCTTAACAACTTCATGCGCAACACCCAGCGCTTCATTGATTGAATTAGCAGATGGGTCAATTAAGAACTCCTTAGGAGAGATTGGTTCAACCTTCACGTCAATGATAGGCATTTCTGTCAATGTACGTGTAGTAGTCATAGTACCTTCTACAGGTATTTCAGCAGGAACTCTTTCAATATTCTGTTCAACAACAATCTTACCAATACCAGTACCATATACAGCAGCATTTAAGAATATCTCAGCTATAGCATCTTTAGAACCAGTCTTTTCTAGGTCTTCTTGTAGTAGATTACGGATATATTCAGCTTCAGACTTATCTTGGTCTAAGAAATCGTCTTGTAAGTCAAACCACTTACCACGTCCGAACGTAGCTTCTTCTAATTCAGCAACTGAAGACTCAACTGCTTGTTGTAAAGCAGGAGCTATAAGCCTAGACTTCTCAGATTCACGTGTACGGTCCGATGCAAGGTAGATACCACGCCACAGTCTATAGTACTCATCCCATTTGTCAACATAGTTAACATCACGGTGCGTGCGCCAGCTTTCTAATCTATAAGTAAGCCAAGACGCTAGAGCTTTGTATTGTGTTTCTTTGTTATCGAACATAAGTGTTTGATTTCTCTAGGAATTTAGGCGTAATATATCATAAAGTAAATGATAAAAGTAACTAATTTCATCAATAACCTGCAATTTCATCTTCAGGTTCCCAATCTTCATCCAATTCGATGGAGTTAGCGAAGTCTGAAACAGTCACCTGGTCTATATAGGACAAGGCATCTAGGAGGTCATCGTGTGATAAACGTGAAGGGAAGTCCATCATCTGTGAAACGAAGAATCTCCAGTCTTTATCTTCATTAAATGTTATTTGTTGGTGTTCCATACGTCCTTGTAAGGACCAAGTTATACGTTCTGACTTCTTTTTACCACCGTGACGTAGCTCAGAGATGTGAACAAAGCGATTAGTTAACCTCATCTCATCTTCTAGGTAAGGCATGATAGCGTTCTTCAAAGAACCTGTCTCAATACCTACAGTAGTAGCTTCATTAACAGCAGCAGCCTTTAGTATCTTAGCAGCTGTTTCTTTAATTGACCATCTACCATGTAGTATATCCTTAACCCACCACTTATCTCTATCTACTTTCACTAAAGCAATAGCAGTTTCGTCTAATTTAGATGATTTAAGTCCACGTTCTTTCTCAGAAGCTTCAAAACCTGCAGGGTCAACAGCTATAACGTAGTTACCTTGTTCAGGTTCAGGACCTTGTAGAAACCATTCTTCTTTAAAGATACCACCAGAGAAGGTTTCAAACGATGCTTCAAATTCTTGTCTAAATGCCATAGTGGACATAGAGCTTCTTGCAGCTTCTATCTCATCATCTGGTATATAAGGGTTATCTGTTGAGTTAAATGAGAAGGTATCCCAATCTTCACTCTTTTCAGCTTCCATAAATAGGTCATAGAAGTGATTCTTTCCAGCAGGAGTACCAATAAACATAGCACCACCTCTTACGTCTGCTAATGTAGGTCTAATAATCATTTCCCATACATCTGGACGCATTGAAGCATATTCATCCATAACAACGTAAGCTAAACCAACACCTCGTAAAGTATCAGGTCTATCACTACCTTTAAGGAATATCTTCCTACCATTAGTTAAGGTTAATCTAGCTGTGTTCTCATAAGCATCGGCAATAAGGTCTCCACCTAATTCCTTTAGCATATTCCACATAATATCTTTAGCTTGTTGAAAGGTAGGACCTATATAGAAGACATCTTTAGAATCAGACTGTAATGCTTTAATTAACAATATCCAAGCAGCTAATCTACTCTTACCAAAGCGTCGCCCTGCGGCAACAACCTTAAATCTCTTATCTGAGTTAAATATCTCTAGTTGAGCTGGGTGTAGTTCTACATTTAAAGTACCCACCTACATATCCTCAGTAAGGTCTACATCAATAGAAAGAACATCCTTCTGACCATTAACCTCTGTCCTACAATAGGTAAGTCTACCTTCTTCATGAAGCTGAACAGCATCCATAAACCCAGCATCATAGCTATCTCTAGCATAAAGATAAGCCATAAAGACACCTATAATAAACATCATGGATAGACCTAGTATAAACATCTCAAGACTAATCATCAGCTAACTCCGCTATAGTTTGATTATCACCTTTAGTCTTTAATTCTTTAGGTTCTATTACTTGAGCCATCTCTTGGATTTGCTCAGTAGTACCTACGTTAATGATTAGTCCAGTATCAGCTTTAGTATGCTTAATCTCTACAGCTTTCTGAGCAGGTACAATTCTATCCATACACATCTTAAGACAGTGTACATCACCTTTTAAAGCTTTATTAATGACAACTTCAACAATCTCTTCTCCTCTAGAACTTAAGAGTTCTCTAGCGAGCTGAGTGTATTTATTAACAGAACCCTTAGGTCTTCCATTAGGGTTGCCCGATTGACCAGGCTTGTACTTAGGATTCTTAATTCTCTTATCAACCATTTAGTTATCCTCCTTAAAGGGCTAAAAATAAACATAATGTTACTACTTAAGTCTTCTTAAGTAAATATGACAATGTTGAAGGTAATCTCCTCAGTCTGGACTTGGTAGTTGTTTAGTCAAGCCGAGTTCGCCCTGAAAGACGAACTAGGATTATCTAAATGGTTACCTTGAAAGGTGATGGAAGTTGACTTCAGTTACTCATGAAGACTTAAGTAATGAACTTAGGTTCGAGTATAGCTGATGTTTCTATTAAAGTAAAGGTAAAAGATGACTAATTGCAGTAATTAAAGTTATACATAGAGTTATCCACAAAGTTATCCACAACTTCTCAAGTTATTGAGTAATTAACAGATAACTCAAATCCTTCTTTCATCTGATTATGATTGTTAATATTAGTATGGAGTCTAAGCATAGGGTCCCCCGTAGGGTATCTAGAGTTGCTGTAGTAATACGAGTAAGTCGTGGCTACGTAGTATCCTTGAGTGTATAAGTTAGCGATAGCATATCAAACTAACAATCAACAAGTAAGGTATTCTATTTATTAATTGATTAAATAGACTCAACCAAAGGGATACTATTAACACCCTGTATCTACTGATATCAAAGCATACTTGAATAACTATAGTAACTCTTAAGCAGTCTATTAGTAGCAGGTAAACACGATTAACATTCATCTAAGATATCCATTCAGTTGAGTCTACTCTCTGTAATCTACCACTGCTAACAACCATCAGTTAATTAAGTTACCTAACTCTTTCATCTACCTAAACCCTTGAGCCTACTTACAGGAAGTTAGGAAGTGAGGAGAGGACGACAGTCTTGTTACTAACTGTATCTTTGTCCTCATATACTTAGCGATAGTTCATATCTTCCATAACTTCAGTAACCTGTTGTGTCCTGTTGTCAAGCACTGATATAACCTTTGTATTGATTTATAAACCAAATGACCTATGCCCAAGACATCCCAACATACTAGAACCCTAAGGTCAACATTAAACATGCTAAGTCTATCTAAGAGGTCAAGTCAGCTTAGAAGCATACTTAAAGAACAAGTATCTTCAAGCTAACTCGCACTCTTGATTGACTTGATGTTGACCTTAAGAACCATAGCACGTTTCCTTTGACTTGTCCATAGGACATTTCATAAACCAATAAAAAGGATATACCATGACAACAAAAGCAACCCAACAAATCACTGAACTTACGTTCAACGAAGAGATGAACCCATACATCGCTAAGTATCTAGCGGACAAAGCAGTTAGTAACTGTGACTATCTATTAAATATTAATAGAAATAATGCTCAAGGGTTTGAGGCAAAGATGATGAAAGAGTTAGATAATAATCCTGAATCACCTGATGAATCTAAGTTAGCTGAGTGGGAACAAGGCTTACTTAGAGCTGAAGCTCAACAAGAGGAATGGAAGACAGCATCAAAGATGATTGTTAAACAAATCGTAGCAGTTTATCCAGACTACCAACCTAAAGGGACTGTCACTAAGAGTAAGTCAACTTTAGTTGCTCAAGCAAAGGCTCGCTTCGCTAAGAAGTAGATAATCTAAGGGTGTTAATAGCACCCTTTTTTATTGCTCACTATTTAATGTTGATTGTTTTGGTAACAGGTAGTAGGGGTAATTGGATTAGTCTGGGATTTTAATAGGAGAATAGTATGAAGTTTAATAAGAAACAAACAGACTACTTAGATAGAGTAGTCAAGGCTAACAACACTCGACAAGAACTAGCTGATGCTTTATTCAGTGTTCATTCTACAGTTGAAGATGATGTTATTAAATTAGGAAAGGACTGGGAGTCTCAGTGGTCTGACATTGACAGATACGTCAGTGATAGATTCAATGAGATTCACGGTGCTGGATACAGGAGTTAATCATGGGACAATTTGAACAATCAATAAAAGAACAGATGCTTGCTGAGTATCCTGCTATGGATACAGAAGGTAAGACATTTACTTACACACATAATGGTATGACATTTGGTAGCACTGAGGAAGTTGTTTACTTCTTAGCTAATCAGATGTGGGATGCTTTTGATGAAGCACTAGATTATATCGAAGACAAAGGAGAGCAAATTGATTGAAACAGAGAGTGCACTTAAAAAGCCAGTTATTGATGTTGTAGATAAGACGTTTACAGAGATTGAAATACAACAAGCGGTACGTTGGTTTAAAACTAATGGAGTTCATGCTTACGAGGACGATGGTAGTGTTTACATTGAAGTTGATAATGATAACTTCGAGGTGTTCAATGTACAAGTAGGAACAAGTGAAGTTGGTTATCGTGCTGACTTGTATAGAAATGAAAACAAGGAGGAGTCATGAGTAAAGT